CATGATGACGCTGTTGCTTTGATCAAGAACATGGAGGCGCGTGCGAAGAAGAAGGCTGCGGGAAGCGCTGGCGCTCAGACGGCAGAAGAGAAGCGCCTTTGGGACAAGATCAACTACTGGACGAAGAAATACAACTCAGCCAAGAAGTCCTACGATGACCTGTCTCTGGTTGGCAAAGAGAAGAAGGGCGCTGACTATGTGGCAGATATGCGCAAGGCCAGGGACATGATCAACGAGCTTGAGATAAAGCTTGGCCTGGACGAAAGGGAGATGTTCGTGCCTTCAACAGAGACCACTTCAACAGAGACCACCGAGACCGGCGGCACAGATGCCAGCAAGATGGGCTGGGGACCGTAGATGCCCAGCATCCTTGAATACGGGAAGTTCCTTCAGAGCAAGGGCTACTCCCTAGAGGACGGGCGCGAGCGCATCCTGTATTTGACTGGCGTGGACATTACGGGCAGCGGCGCTGACCTGTCTCAGCAGATCCCACCTGAAGAACTTCTGAGCGCCTCGATTGTGTTTGGGGACGACATCGTGGCGGGAGAGTTCGCGACAGCGGCGAGGAAAGATCAGCAGCGCCAGCCCACTCCCGAGGGAGCTCCTGCACAGCAGCCGGTTGCTGAAGCAGACCTAGCGGCTATGCAGCAACTGATGGAGATCCCCCCTCGCTCATCTGAAGAGCAAGAGCGCCAGTACACCTTACGATCGCTCGGCGCTCCTGGGGTCCCCGCTATTGGCAGGACGACGCCGCAGGGCGTGGCTCCCGCACAGACCATCGACATCACAGAAGCCGAGTCGCTCGGGGTCATGTACCCCGATCCCCGTGAGCGCGAAGGCGTAGCGTGGCGCGAGTCAGAGCGCAGGCGAGAGGACGAAGAGGCGCGCAAAAAAGAAGCGGCGGCCCTGGTAGACCCAGAGCCACTCCAGCTCCCGGTTCGCAAAGAGGGAGTCATCGGCGCTGCAACTCGAAGCGCAGGCGAGATGGCCGACTACGTCCAGCGCAGCATAGACATCGACCTCGCCAAAGAAGAAGGCCTGGTGCGTGACCCTGTCCAGGGGCGGCAGGTCGCAGAAGGGGAACTCGCCCCTGGCCCAACCACGGTGCGCGAGGTAGGTGGCAAAGAGTTCATTGCCTACGACCCCTCTGTAGATCTGGCGCAGGCCTACGCGCGAGGCGAGGCTTTCCCCCCTGAGGGGGTGAAGCCGAGGGACGCCGTGATCGCGGCAGCTCAAGGGATTATCCCGACACCTGATCTGACAGACGACTTTGCCGGCTGGGCAGGGCTGGCCGCCGGAAGAATGTACTGGGGCACAATGGCCGCAGGGCGAGCCACGGGCGAGTGGCTCGAGGACCAGCGAGATGCGATCACAAGAGCACACTCATGGGAGCTGTACCGAAAAGCACAGCAAGCCAGGGAGAGAGGGGATAAGACCTTCACTGTCTATGTGCCGATGGTCGGAGGCGTAGAGGGGCAGCCCAAGGAGATCACGTATCAGGTTGATGACTTTGGCACCCCGGATGAGAAAAGCGCAGAGGATGAAGCGCGCATAGAGTCGCGCGCAAACGCCGTGCTGAGAGAGCTCGAGCAGCAAAGAGAGCACCTCAACAAGCTGCTTGAGGATGATCCCGACTTTGTCTCCACGTACACGGCCAACCTCTGGAAGCAGAACGTCATCGATCTAATCAACGGTCTTGGTCAGTTCATTGTCTACGGGTCTGGCGCATACCCCATGAGCCGTGGAGAGCAACAGGCCCGTGGCTTTACTGACAACTTTGTAGCCGCCAAGACCGCGTCTGATGCCTTTGGGGCGGGCATACCGCCAGCAATCATGGCGTCTTACGCCGCGCTAATCACCGACCTGCCAGCAAAGCTCCAGGCAGAAGGACCCACTGTGATTCTCGATGCGCTTGCCTTTGGCAAAGCGCTCAAGGCCGGCGCTCTGGCGAGCGGCGCTAAGATGCCAGCTCGGCTCACTCAGACACTAGACAGGCTTGAGGCTGCCGCTGCTCCACTTATCGAGCGAATAAAGTCAAGCGCGGCAGCGGACAAGTACGACACAGTGCGCCGCAACATCGCAGCCTCCGAGTCAAACATCAACAAGAACGCCGAGGCGTTGGCAGACGCCACCATCAATGAGGCTAACGCCAGGCAGAACATCGTGCAGAATGCGGTAGAGGCGCTGATCCCCACTATCTTAGAAGGGGAGATCGGCCTTGGTCCGCGCGCTGCGCCTGTGGCAACTGTGCGCAATGTGCAGTTCTCCCAGCGCAAGGGGGGCACAGAGTCTCTGCGTGACATCGAGATCCTCCCTGAAGAGAAAGACCTCTTTGAGGCTGAGAAGGTCAGGGCGTTCAACGACCGCATGAAACAACGCGGCCTAAGCCGTCGCGTAGATCTTGACGAGCCAATGACGGTAGAGCTGCCCACTGGTCTCAAGAAGGGACTGGATGAGTTCAGGGTGTCCAAGAAGCCCAAGACGTTTGAGCTGGACACGCCAGAACAGGTGGCCGCATGGGAGGAGGCGCTTGAAGAGGCGCTGCCTAGACTTGTCGCCGCCAGGAAGAAAAGCAGGGGCAGCGCCAGAGCGGTTGCCAGGGAGATGAAGAAGCTCACATCGAAGCTAACCGATATTGGCGAGAAGCGTGGCAAGCTCAGGCCCATGGCCCCAGAGGTGGTCGAGGCGCAGATGAAGCGCGCCGCCCTGGAAGAGGCAGCGGTGTCTGTTGCCTCGCGTAGATCTCCATGGGGCGTCTATAAGGGAGAGCGTGCTCCCATCGAGACGAGGGTGTGGACCGAGAAGGTCACGGTTACACAGCGCCCTGAAGGCGGCGCTCCTGACGTTGCCTCTCGCCCAACAATGATGATGGGCGAAGAGCAAGCGAAGATGGCCAACATGCGCACGCGGCTGAACGAGGGCGCGCACCCCGATGAGCTGATGGAGGAGCTCCAGAGGAAGAAGAAGACGGGGCCATATCGCACCCACGAACTCGCCGGAACACCCCCTGATTACAGGGTGACTCCTCGCCTTGAGATGGGCGACAAGGGCACGGCTGAGATTAGGGCTCTGGCTGACCGGGTGACCGGAGGCGGCGACGAAGCAGAGAGGTTTATCAATGACCTTGAGGTCAACATCGCGCGCAGCATGGACGATGGGATCCCTGAGGTCCTTCGTTCTAAGAAGTTCCGACAGGAGGCTGCGCGAGACATTGTTGAGATCTACGCACGTCGCCTCAAAGAGCGCGGCGAGGGGATGTCAAAGCGCCAGCGGAAGCTCACCCAGGACAAGATTGAGCGACAGATCGAAGAGAAGCAAGCACCAGTTGTACCGGAGTCTGGTAAGCCTGGCGACATTGTCCCCCTGAATATCGACTTTGAATTCAGAGATTCAAATGGCAACGTCGTCGCAAACATCAACCTCCTCAACGAAGTCTCGAAGAGGCTGCTCACCGGAGAGACTGGCAAGAAAATCTTGGCTGACTCGGTGGCGCAAACCGCGCGGAGAGCTGCGTATCGCAGATCGCAGAAGAGCGCCCAAGGCGTCTTCCTTGACGAGATGAAGAAGGGAACCGACAAGAGGTGGACCTCTTACAACGCTGGCGGCATTGACGCACCAGGGGCGTACACGGAGCTTTTGCGCACGCTGCACACGTACCTCGACACAGGCAGCATGCCTGCCGTCCTGCGCAACGAGCCGGGGGAGCTGAAGAGGGCACTCCGCAATCTGCAAGAAGGGCGCAACGCTTTTGGCACCGAGGGCTTCCCAGGTCCCGGCGTAGATGAGTTGATCAAGATCATGGAGAAGGAAGGGCTCTCGGTTCCCAATCGCTCTGCGTTTATTAGGAAGCTCCGCAATATCGAGTTGAGGCTGGACCGGTTCGATGACTTCTCCAAGAAGGGCAGCAGTGGGTACGACAACGCCCGCAGGTTTGTTCGCGTAGACGACGATCTGAGGTCTGCCGTAAGAGACCAAGAGGCCACGCTTGGCGCGCGGTATACGGACGCCAAGCGGCAGGTGGACATTGAGCCAGAGGGTCTTGAGCAGGACAGATCCGGTCGGACTGTCGGGTCTGTCTACATCAATCGGCAAGCCGCTCGCGCCATGGACAACTTTGCCAAGGCTCAGAACGCGGTGAACAACGCAGACGTGTTCATGCACCTCAACACGTTTGGCAAGAGCAACCTAACAGCTCGGCAACTAAGCACGCTCAAGAATAACGTCTTGTCCAACGTGTTTCTGCAGACGCTTAGGCGTGGCGATCCTATGCAGTTCCCCAAGATGATCAAGGACGTCACCGAGTTCAAGCTGTGGCAAAAGAACCCGTCTCTTGTGAGCTCTGAAAAGGGGAGGATCTTCACTGCGCTTGGCAGGACGGGCAAGATCAACACGTCCTACGTGGATGCTGAGATCACAGCGCTGAAGAACTCTGGCCTGATCGACCGTGCGTTCAGGAACGGGTGGATCTCTGGTGACGCCAGAAAGTTACTCGGAGGGCTGGACGCCCCCGGTCGGTGGCTCGAAGACCTGTATCGTTACAGCGACGAGGCTTTCAAGCTTGAGGAGGGGGTGTTTGGGTTCAAGCTCATTGAGGATGCACTCAACAAGATGGGCGATGGGCGCATGCTGGAGCTAGAGGTCGGGCGCAACAAGCGAGTGACCCTCAAGAAGATTGGCACAGGTGAGTTCGAGTTTGGCACAGGGCGCGGGCGCAAGTTTAAGAGCCGGGGAAAAATCAGCGCCGGAAACAAGCTTGACGACATCATGGCCCAAGCGTCCATGAGGTCAGGTGACAAGCTGTTCTTTGACTACTTCGACGTTCCCGACATGGCGAGGAAGCTGCGCACCAGCACAGCCGCTGCCCTTGTCAGCCCGTTCTATACGTGGCTGAACAAGGCAATGGACCTCCCCGGCATCAAGAAAGGTCTCGTCAGTGAGCTGTACAGCGGAGGGCCTTACATGTGGACCGATGACGCTGGCGTGCAGGCAGGCAGGGCGGGGAGGGCGGCTCAAGCCTCTGCCGCTGCGCACATGGCTTATGCCGCATCGCCAGGCATGTATGACCGCGAGACCGCTAAGAAGCTTCGAGAGACGTTCGGGTGGGGAGGGTTCGGACAGTACCGTGCGCTCGGCCATCTCGACGAGGGGGTGCTGCACTCTTACAACATCGCCCAGTCGAGCCCCTTCTCTGCTACAGACCTAGTGTTCAGGGCTATCGAGGGCGGCGTTGAGGCTCTGCAGGACACAGCCAACCTCGTGGGAGGGGACCCCATGTGGGACGAGTTCTCCACGCAGCGGGAGTTCGTCAACGCATACAAGGCCAACCCAGAGAAGGTCTTGAGCCTGGGCCTTGAGGGCGTGCCGGAAAACGAGGCCAAGGAGATCAAGGCGCGCCGTAAGTGGCTCATCAAGAAGGGCACGATGAAGACTGGCATCACCCTGGCTGACAGTCTCGACCTCGTTGGCTTCGCTGGATCACCGATCCTTGAGATCTGGCACATGGCAGCAGAAGCGGAGAAGAGGGGCCGGCCCGTCTCGCTGTCAGGAGTGGGTAGCCGCTTTGCCAACCTGCTCGTCGGAGGCACGTATGCAAAGGTCTTCGACTCTGTCGTAGGAGGCGCAGCTCCAGAGAGCAGGCTCACCTCTCGCTTCGACAGAGGGGAGCCTCTCAGCGGAGAGGAGAAGGACTACTTCCGGTGGGCGATCCGCAACGTGACCGGCGTAGGCTGGGACCACAAGAACTTCGAGCTCCGCGACGAGCAGTACTACAAGGCGCTGAAGCAGCGGTGGCAGAAGACCCTTGTGGAGCCCATCACGCAGCGGGTGAAGAAGTTCGAGCGAATGGCGCTGTCTCGCCACCTGTCGAGTGACGAAAAGAAAGAGGCGGTGGACAGGTACAGCAACGCAGAACTCTTGGCTGAAGAGGTCAGGGCACTAATCAACGAAGAGATCGACAGACTGCAGAAAGGACACCAGAGGATCCTGCTGGACTACGGGGACATGCTCGACAGGAGTAAGAATTGAAAATCACAGCTCACTTCAACATCAACGAGTTCAAGTGCAAGGACGGCACCGCTGTCCCAGCGCGCTACCAGGGAAACGTCATGGCCCTATGCCTGGCGCTTGAGCATCTGCGCGCCAAGCTTGGCTCTCCTATCACCATCATCTCGGGATACCGCACCAAGGAGTACAACCTCCGCTGCGGCGGCATGCCAAGGTCTAAGCACCTCAACGCATCAGCTGCCGACTGCCGCGTGTCGGGCCACTCCCCTGAGGATGTTGCCTCCGCTCTGGAGGAATTGATCGCTGATGGTACTATCCCTCAGGGAGGGATAGGCACCTACCCCTCACAGAACTTCGTTCACTACGACATCCGGGGAACCCGGGCACGGTGGAAGGGATGAGCTTCAACACAATCGAAAACTACCCCACGGGCGAGATCAAGACCGAGATGAACATCATCGAAAACAAGGTTGAGGGGCTCGTCAACAACTACTGGAAGAACGGCAACCTCCAGTACACGTCTGTCTACACGGACGGGGTGATCAACGGCGATGTCAACGCGTATGACGAGGATGGCAACCTGATCTACACCCAGACCTGGGTGAGTGGTAGCTGTTCCTCAGGTGACCACCCCCCGCTTCCCGACCCGGAGGATTGACATGGCGGTCATCACAGTCGGAACGGGTGGAGACCAAACCACCCTCAACGCAGCTATCGCTGCGGCCACAAGCGGAGATGAGATCCGCGTCATCGCTGGGTTCTCGCACGATGGAACAACCGTCAACGTCAACAAAGACAACCTGACGTTTACCAAGGCAGACGGAGTCACTGCCGCTGTCTCCACCTCGAACGAAAAGACCATCGAGTTCGGAAGCAACCAGACCGGCATCTCCTTCACCGGCTACCTGTTCATCAATACGCACGCATCTGGGAACAGATACGCTATTTATATGAACTACGCTCAAGTCACGTTCACCGAGTGTGCCATGAGCATGGAGACCGGGAGCAGTAGCCTTACCCCCATCGTGTGGCTGATAGGCGACGGCTCTCTGTTTTATCGGTGTGCTTTTTTTGGAAACAGCAACAAGCAGTATGGGCTAATAAACCCAGGCTCAGGCACCTTCACTGTTGACTCATGCCTCATCCTTAACGTCGGCAAGTACGGCATATACACATATGGTTCAGGCGGCGCGTTTGTAAGGAACTGCACTGTCTACACCCCAACACAGGGATCTGGGACGAGCTACGGGATCTACCTGAACACAGCCAACTCCGGGGTCTACAACACGATCGTGTTTGGATCCAGCGACATGAACTATGGGGTGCGGACGAAGAACGACTCCTCGGTGCAGGTCAAGAACGTCATCTCGTATGGCACGATGGTCAATCCCTACTTGGTGACGGGCGCAACAACAGCCAACCTCTACGACCAGACTGATGTGACCGCAGACGGCAACCCTGTTCTGGTTGACCCAGCGGGTGGCGACTTCCACCCCGACACAAGCGGCATCGCTTTCGAGGGCGGTGACCCTAACTTCGACCCTGCCAAAGACTATGACGGCAACGACTGGGGTAACCCGCCCTCCATCGGAGCGCTTGAGGCAGAGTCCTCAGGCGGCGGTGGCGGTGGTGGAGCTGTATCCCCGTCGAAAGCCGGCTTCCTCTCCAGTCCATTCACCCTCAATCCATAGGAGACACCCATGCCCCTCAACCTTCTTGGCTTCTCGAAGAGAGCCACCCCGATAGTCAACGCAGACTTCGTCGTCGTCCAAGTAGCTGGCACCGGAGCTCACAGAGCGCTGATCACAGATGTGCAGGATCAGATCGGCGGGCTCACCAAGACCTACCCGGACAACATCGTCGGCCTCTTGATTGGCAACACCAGCGCAGCGACGATGCACATTGGGACTACGAACGCCGGAGGCACCGCGTCTACGGATGGGATCCCCCTCGCCGCTGACCAGAGCCTTTACCTTCCCATCGAGTCGATCGGTACGGAGGTGACGTTCAAGGCCGCCAACACCACCAACATCTCGGTAGCTGTGTTCTATTGATGTGGGACTTTGACCCGAACACGGTAGGCCAGCTTGGCGTCCTCATGTCTACGCTAATCATAGGCAACATCAGCCTGCGCAGACACATGGACACCAAGTTCTCCCACATCAACGACGCTCTCAAGGACATCCGAGAGGACTCCAAGGAGCAGTGGTCCAACATCCGCGCTATCGACAGGAAGGTAGCAGCCCTGGAGGCAACCAATGAGCCTAAGTCTTGATGTGATCACATGGGAGACCATGCTGATGCTGATCAGCGTGTGTGCCCTGTCGGCCTACGCAGGCACAGAGGTGGTGCGACAGCTTCTCAACGGGTGGACCAGGCACTCCAAAAAGGAGAAGGCTTGGTGGCAGGCTGGCCTCCTCAAGAGCATCTCTGTGACATTGGGTGGTGCCGCCGGCTACTTCCTGGGCGAGTCCCTCCTCGGGCTCGTTGTCGGCGTTGGAGCTGGCGGCATCACCACCTCAGTGGTGAGCGCCGTCAAGGCACGGCTTAAGGGCGGGGGCAGTGGGCAGTGAACGGAGGGATGCTGTACGCTGTCGCCGCCCTTGTTTTGGCGGTGATCGCCCTGGGCTTCTTCCTTCAGGTGGAGAGGTCCAAGCGCAAGCGATCCGAGGAGCGAGTGGAGGCTCTCTCTCGTAGCGTCGATGTGGCGCAGCGCACCAGCAGTGTGATGCACGAGATAGCGCTGGAGAAAGACAAGGCCCTTGGCGAACTCGGTGAGGCGCATTGGGAAACGCAGCGCCAGTTGACTGAGAAGCAGAAGGAGCTGGATGACGCAGCGCCTGACGCTGAGAAGATCGCAGGCTTGTTTAACGAGCACATGAGGGAGAGGGACAGTGGCTGATTGGATCAAGGGGGCCATCAAGAGGCCTGGAGCCTTTAAGAAGAAAGCCAAGGCGGCTGACATGAGCACATCGGCCTACGCCGACAAGGTATTGAAGAAAGGGTCGAAGGCCTCGACCCGCACGAAGCGCCAGGCTTCTCTGGCAAAGACTCTTGGTAAGATGCGCCGTCGAAAAAAGGCGGCAAAGGAGATGCTAGATGCCTGAGGTAATTACAGAGACTGGCAGCATCGATCTGCCGTATGACGTTGAGAACCCGGAGCGACTCAAGGCTGCCGTCGAGATGCTTCTCGAGGAGATGCCTGAGGAGATGAAGCCTGGGTTCATGGACTTCTGGCAGCAGGCCTACCGCCCTGTCATGGACGAGGAGGAGGCGATCATCGAGGAGCCGGTGGAGGTCCCCAATGAAGTCCCCGCGTGATCAGATGATTGCTCTCCTCATCCGCGAGGACCCTACGTGGAAGAAGGCGAAGGCGGCACCCCGTGTGGCGTCGGGCTACAGCCCAGAGGAGGAGGACGATTACGCCGACTTCTTTAGCGGCCACATCTCTCCGCAGCTCAGGGCTGGTCGATCTCCAAACACCCTCGACTCCAGGGCGCGTGCTGCTAATGAGATGAAGATCGAGATCGAGAAGTTGATTAAGGAGCTCAGCAGGGGTGACTCCGGTGGCGACATCAAGTTGTGAGTTCAACCCTTCTGCTCGTGTCGCTTCTCCTCTCCGTCCCGTGCGCCGAGGCTTCTGCGGTCACGAGCCCGTGCTCTGGCGTCCTGCTGCCCACGTCTGAAGCCACGCGAGCGCTGCGGTGCCTCACGGTCGAGCTGCCTGCGTGTGATCACAGGGTGTCGCTGTGTAGCGACAAAGCAGCGATCGAGAAGCGAGCACACGAGGCGACGGTGGTCGCCTTGAACGACCGGATCTTGCAAGCCGACCAGGCGTTGGCTTCAATGGCCAAGTGTCCTGAGTGCGAGCGCGCGTGGTGGGACAGTCCAGCCCTGGGCTTTGGCGCAGGTGTTGTGACGACCGCCGCCGTGGTATTGGCCCTCGTGCTTGGGACAAAATAGGGCCCCAGCAATCTATTTTGAGGGAGCTGCTGGGGCCCTTGTTGCTGCCCACCAGCGGTTCATTCATTGGTGAGCGCCCGCCAAACCGGCCAGCGGGCTGTATGTTGGGGTGCCGGTCCCCCATTCTAGACTACGTCAGTACACGAGGCGGCGCGAGGTCGAGGTCTCGGAGCAGGCCTCGGCCACCTCGGGGTACTCGGCTCGGAGCTTCTTGGTGCTGATGCGCGTAGTGGACACGTTCTTGGACGTGATCACCTGCTCTCCATCAATGAAGCCAGCAGCGGCATCGCCCATGTGGTCCTTGATCTGCACCTCGATGACCTTGAGGTCGGCCTTGAGCAGTCTCATCTCCTCCTTGATGGCGCTAGCCTTGGCCAGCTTCATGGCCATCGGCTTCATGTCCACGTCCTTGTCTTCAACGGCATCGGGGTACATGCGGGAGACAGCATCGGAGTCGTTGGCTACGAGCTCTGGTCGCTCGTCACCTTCGACGTGTCGCTGGAACCACTTGGGGATGTCCCTCTCCATCTCCTTGATGAAGCCCCCATCACGCGCAACCGGAATGACGAAGAGCTTCTTGTCGCAGAGCGCGGCGAGGTAGGCGTTCTCGATCCCTGTGACCGCCATCTGCTGCTGGACCTGAACCCACCAGCCCTCGGTGGCAGACCCCTGCTTGGGGATGCCGTGCTGCCACCAGATCTCCAGCTCGGACTTGAGGTACGATCCAGCGTGCTTGGCCTCGACGATGAACACCTCCCCATAAGGGTTGGTGGCAATCCCGTCGAGGTTGCACGTCATCTCGGGGATCTCAGGGTGCTGCAGCACGAGGTCGGGCTTTTGCACCGGCATGCCGATCTCATCTCCCGCCAGGCCGAGTATCACCGGCTCCATGACGTGGCCCAGGGACATGGCGTAGTTCATCTCCTTGGTGTGGCGTCCGGTCTTCGCCTCCCACACCTCAAGCGGGGATCCATACCGGCCCATGCCCATCACCGCAGCCGTGTCTGACGACCCGACCGAGTTGTTGCGCAGGTCCTTCCAGTCCTCTTCGCTCATGTCACCAGCATCGGCCAGCACGTTTGCGTGTCCATGCTCAAACTTCATTGGATGCTCCTTAAAAGCAAAGGCCCCCTCCCAACAAAGGAAGGGGGCCTTGGGTTGAGGCCTCGTCTGGCCTAGAAGGGGATGTCGTTGTCGTTGTACGTGTGCGCTGCAGCTCGGTTGTCCTTGCTGCTGACCACGTCCACGATCTCAGTCCCCGGCGCGAGGTACGCGGGCCGACCGTCGCTCACCTGCACGTTGAGAGGGGAGATCGCCACGGCCTCGTTCTCCTTCCCGCCGCCACCGCGCTTGGGCTTGACGGTAAGCTCGACAAGGAAGTCCTTGTCGTGGATCGCGAGCACGGGGTGGTCGATGTCCAGCGGGCACTCGGTCAGGCCGATGGCCTTGCCGAGCTGCTGGAACAGCTTCCGACCACTCCAGGGGTCTGCGATCTTGTTCTCAAGGTTCAACCGCAGGATGACGTTCTTGGGCCACTGGAGCCCGTCCACGTCACAGTGCAGGCGCATGTAGAGCGACGTGCCGCTCTTGGTGACCTTGCAGCCGCGCTGCCGCTCCTCGTTGGTGATCGGCTCCTCCGTGTAGGACCCGTCCACGTACTCGCGAATGCGGCGCACGTACTGGTCCTGAGCATCGATGACAATCTCGGTCTTTGTGAGCTCGAACTTCGAGTCCACGACCCTCGCTCGGTAGACGCCTGCGGGGAGCGGCTCTCGGCTCTTAGACTCTCCGCGTGGCTCCTCAGTCTCGTTGAAGTTGAACATGACCCTATCCATTGGTTCTCTCCTTGGTGATCTCATTGAAAAGGCTGGTGAGGTCAGCGTCGATGAACGTCTCGAGTCCGCTGACCCTGGACTTGGCGACGTAGCCCTCCACGGGCTGGGTCTGGAGGGCTCGCCGCACTCGGCCCTCGTCATCGGTGAACGTGCGCAGTGGGAACACGAAGTCGAAGAAGTGGGGTACGTCCTTCTGGAGCGTCTTGCCGGGGAGCCCCGGCGTGATGAACGCATCGATGGCAGACGTGTCGCGATCCATCTTGCACGTCATGACGACGTTGATGGGCAGCTCCCTGACCTGGCGAACGAACGCGGTCATCCGCTTGGCCAGTTCGCCGTAGGCCTTCCGGGGGTCGCGGTTGTTGTCCAGCTCGTAGTTGAGGCAGACTTCGCAGATCTCCGAAAGGCTATCGATGACCACCCAGGTGAACGGGTGATCGCCAGCAGACAGCTCGTTGAGCACGGCACCAACCTCACCCAGCGTGTGGACATCCACCGCCGTGAGGTCGAAGTCGTTGAGCGTCAGAAGCCCAGCCTCCGCACTGACCACGAGCGTGTGCTTGGGGTCAGGCGTGGTGGACGCCAGAAAGGTCTTGCCGGATCCTGCGGACCCGTAGACCAGAACCTTGAGCCGGTCCACATGGTGCTCCCGTGTGGACGTGGCTCTCTCAGCGATGAAAGACATCAGTTCTCCTCGGTAACCGGCTTAGTTCTCAGTACACAGCGCGACGAGCCGGTCTAGTGCATCGGACTGTGTTGGTTGAATGGATAGGAGCTCCCCAAACAGAGTGATGGACCACTTCCTGTGCTTCACTCCGCACATGTTGCACTCCACGTCTATCGGCTCCAGCCTGTATCCACGGTCAATCGCTTCTTGCAGTAGCATGTCTATCCTCGGCATTCACAGGGTGCGCAGTACCACCTACCATACCGCCACTCAGGCGTCCCACCGCAGTCGCCACAGGCGGGCACGTAAGGCTTGTCCCCCCCACCCTCTGAGGGGTGGAGGGGAACAGCCGGCTTGGGGCGAGGAGGCTGAAGAGAGAGGGTCAACTGCATCACTGATCCAAGGGAGGCAGCAGATCAAATCTCGCGGCGTACTCATAACACGCGCGACACCAGAGCTTGGTTCTGTCGGAGTTGATGTGCGGATGCACATCATAATGCCTGACGCCGTTGGCGCACCCATGGCCGCAGAGCGTCAGATACCTCAACCGGTCGCAACGGGTGTTGCCAAGCCACCGGGGATACCGACCCTTCTCCGGCTCGTTGACGATGTCGTTTAGGTGCCAAACGTCCCCGATAGCGCCGCCGCTGTTCACCTTGACAACGCGCAAAGGGTGGGGCGGCGTGAGCCGGTAGCGCGTGACAAAACTCGACGCGCGCAGCTCCTCGCCAAGCCAAGATGGCGGGATAGCTGCGATGACGGTCTCCGGTCCTGGCTTGTAGTACTTTCCTGGCCTGTAGTTCCTCTTCATCACTCACCTCCCTTGTCTAGCATCAGCTCGACCTGCTCCCACGCTTCGTCAAGGGTCATCGGGTCCCAGCCCTCAGACACCATGTCCTCGTCGGTCCAGACGCCGTTGCGGTCCACGCAGCCGAGCCAGTAGATCAGATCCTCGCGCGTGCTCACCCCGCTCAGGACGGGAGCGGCACCGCGAGCACCACGAAGAGCTTCGTTCGCCTGGTCGGCGATGACCTTGCGCTCTCCGATCTTCCCGCCGCACAGCGTGTCGGTCGTCTCACCAACCAAGTTCATGCAGGCCTGGAAGATCGCCCGCTCCTCCTCGCCCCACTCGGGCCCCGGCTCCCAGCCGTGGAGGTCGAGCAGAGCCACAGCCGCCACCAACAGCTCAGGAGCCTTGGACGCCAGGAAGGCGTCCGCCTGTGCGTTGTCGCTGTCGAACGTCGCGATGGCAGACGTGCAAAGTTCTCCAGCCTTCGCGGTTCCTTGCTCAACCACCCAGTCAGCGTAGGGCACCTGTGCGAGGATCTGAGGACCGTAGTCCCCGTCATGCACGTCCCACGGTCCCGGCGTATGAATCAAACCAGACATCACTCACCTCCTACGGCTGGCGCATCGACCAGCCAGAACTGGTTGTAGTCGCGGTCATCCTGCGCCTTCCACCACTTGCAGTCCTTCAACTCAGGCTGCATGGCCAGCAGCAGCGCTGCACGGGCGAACGCCATCTCGGCGCTGCGGATCGCTCGGTCGTCATACCCAGCATCCTCAAGCCGGTCAGCAACCTCGGTCATCTGGTCGCCCGTGTAGGCAAACAGACGAAACTCCTGAGGGTCACGGGTGACCGTGCCGTCCGCGTGGTGCGTAGACGTGACCACGTCCTCGATGACCAGCGCGAGACACTCCGGCGAACGACCAACACCAAAGACCACCTGAACATCAAGGCCGTGCTCGCGGGCCTCCTCAATGTAGTAGTCGAACTCACTCATCAGGGTGTCGCTCATCTCGACGACAACCCACTCCGGAATCGTTGTTTTCATTGGTTCTCCTTGGGCCCCGTTCATTCGAGGTGGGGCGACAGTACCTAAGCCGTGACACCCTGTCAAGGTAAAGTGCGCGGTCTAGCATCGGGAGCGGCATCGGGCGTCGGGCATCGGCCACCCGCGAGCTGGCATCGGGCGTCGGGTCGCAGCCGTTCGAGGAGCTCACCAACTGACAGTTGGTCGTGACGCCTGGTGTACTGGCATCGGGTCAACCGTCGCACACTCGCGCGCCCTTAGGCGCGGGGGTGTGTGCGCCGTGTTCAGCTGGCATCGGCTGCGGTGTCGTCCACGGTGGAGGAGCTCGACAGAGTGGGCACAAAAAAAGGGCCCCCGGCTGGGGGCCCTTGGTTCAAGCGCGCGGGCTAGGTGAGCGGTGACTAGTGGGCCACAATGGCAATGTCCTTGCGACGGTCTCCGGGTCGGGAACCGTTGCACAGGTTGCAGTCTGCACACTGGGCGCGGGCACCGGCCTCCTTGGACGCAGGGCAGAGGATCTCCCCACGGCCGACCCAGGCAACCCCAGGGACGACGCGGAAGGTCCGATAGCCACGGCCTCGTGCCTCCTCACGCTCCGCCAACGTGTGAACACTGGCCATCACACGAGCGGACAGGTCAGCATCCCTCCACTGGTGGGTATACCCCGTTCCCGGTGATGCGCTCAGGTTGTCCCAGACATGAGCCGGAACCGCCGCAGGGTCACCGTAGGACCCACGGCGAACGACGCGATCAGCCACGAGGGCACGCGCCACCTCAGGAGAGACAACGGGAGCGTCCTTGTTAGCCTTCCACGTAGACAGCGGAGCTTGGAACACCTTCACGTAACAAGGCCGGTCGCTGACCTCACCACGCTTGAAGATGTAGGGACGCAACGGGCAGTTGCCACACACGCTGGCATCCTGTCCCGTCTTGACGGCCACATGGGGCGGGACGTCGGTCCTAAGAATCCACGTCTGGAGCATGTCGCCCGTCTTGGTGTTCTTCGAAGACTTGGCCAGCCCTGTGAGTAGGACCATGACGGGGGCCCCGTCTAGTAGGCTGGGGCCTTCCCAGAGCTTGATGGTGTTCGGTCGGCTCATGTCGAGTCTCCTTGGTCGTTGGTCGTTGGTAGTGCGCTCTCGCGCTCTCTGGGCTCTAGCATCGGTCAACACGTCGTGACTGATTCACAACGCCTGGCGAGGCTAAAACACAGAGAGCGCGCGCCCTCCTCATGACGGGAGGGCGCGCTGCTCTACTAGGCCTGCTCGGCCTTCTTCCGCGCTCGACGCTCGCGAGCCATGACACGGTTACAGTCCTTGCAGCATGAGAAGAAGCGAGGCTTGCCGTCCTTCGTCTTCGCATACTTGCCAGACTTGCGCTGCTGGAACGCGTCAAGTGGAAGTAGCTCGCGACAACGCGAGCACGTGCGGTGGGTGTCAGTGTGAGTGAGGCGACACATCATGCACCCCCGATGGTCTGGTGGAGTCCCTGGATAGTGGCCTTGACAACGTCGTCTAGACCCTTGGAGCGATTGGACAAGGCCTTGTAGCCTGTGACCGTTGGGAGCCCTAGAGCGACCATGCTCGCGCTGATGTTCATCAGCTTGGTCTCAACGCTACCCTTCGTGCGTCCGGTGTCAGACATGAAGGCCTTCACCAGCGTGGCTTTACTCACGTGGTCGGGGTTCGCTTTGGTGGTCCTCCCGAGCTTGCCGGCCTTCTGAAGGTCCAGCATGCGCACGTAGACCATGACAAGCACCACGGTCTCCTCATCGCTCCATCCGTTCCCGCGTCCGTTGGCTCGGTTGTTGATTCGGCTCCAATTGCTTGGCTTGTTCATCGTTGGTCTCCTTGGTCGTTGGTGTCGGGTCACATGACCCCCACAGGGCCCCGCCGTGGCGGGGCACTGTAGGGAGCGCGCGACCTAGTAGCGAGGCGAGTCACACAGGTCGAGGAGGGCCGTCCACAGCTCCAAGGTGGTCCAGTCGAGGTGCGGGTCTGCGTGCGTGGTGTTCCGCATGCGGTGAGCCATGCGAGACACGATAGAACGTGCAGCGTCGCAGTGGTCAAGTTCATCGTGGGCGAGGTCCATCACGAAGTAATAGAGGGACTTCAAGGCCATGTCAGGGCTGACGCTGGGGTCAATCTCGCGAAGCTCGTCACAGAGGGCAGGGACGAGGCTCATGACGCACGACCTGTAGGGGTCGGAACAGTCAGCGAGGGTGACGCCGTCACCGTGGATGCCCTCCACGAGGTCCTCCATCAGGTCCATGGCCGCGTCGCCGGTACGGTCTCTAAAGCGGTCGGCCACGTCCACGCAGCGCCAAGACGTCTCACCGCACAAGCGGTAGTCGATGCGAACGAATCCGAAGGAGGTCGGGGGAGCGGTGTCGAGGGCGTAGGTCGCGAGGGTCATCGTTGGTCTCCTTGGTCATTGGGCTCCCGTCGTTGGGAGTGAGGCGACAGTACCTAGACCATGGCAGTGTGTCAACATACGAGGCGCGTATTGGTGTCGATTTTTCGGGGCCGTGGCACCGGCGCAGACCCGCTCGGGGCGGGGCAGATCCCCCGCCCGCCCGCCCGCGCGCGAGGCACCCACAGCATCGGGAGCCCGAGCCGCCCAAGAGACGGGTGACCGGTGCGCAGCATCGGCCTCCCGGCGCGCTGCTCCCACCAAGCGTAGCGACTGGGTGCATGGCCGCTGTCGTGCCACCCTCCTCTGCCTATCTCATGTGCCTCTGCCTACGAGACTAAGATGCCCCAGCTCCAGCAGACCGATGCCCAGGAGAAACAAGTACTGGGGGAGGGGCCCCAGTATGCGTTTCGACGCATCGGTCTCCTCATATATTGACTCTCAATCGCGTCAGAAAATCCGAGATTCCATTTTGACCTGTGACATTTTGCCATTGACACTGTGTCACGAACCATGAGATACCCCGGTTCATGCCAAGGAGGCTGTTATGGCGAAGAAGTCGGAGACCTTTGGATCACGGTTGGCCTCAATCCGCGAGTCGCGCGGGTTGTCGCAGGCGGAGCTCGCACGCAGAGCGGACCTACACCCCTCGTTCATCTCCCAACTGGAGGCGAACAAGCGTAAGGGCAACTCTCACGAGACTCTCAGGAAGCTCACCGTCGCTCTGAAGGTGGACCTGGCGACTCTGTTGGGAGCGTAGCCTGATGCTCTGCACCCAGGGAGTTCCATGGAGAAGCCCCCCTCCTCTCCCCCACCCCCCCTTAGGGGGGGGGAGGGGGGAGGGGGGCTCCCCAGATACCCGGCACACAGACCGCGCGCGCGAGGGGGGGATGAATGACGCACTCATTGCCGCACTCACTTGAGGCTGAGAAGGAGGTTCTGGGGACGATCCTCGTTGAGCCTCGCATGGCGAGTCAGTTCATGGCTCATGCGATCACACCGGACAGCTTCTACCACGTAGCCCACAAGGACATAGCCACAGCTATCTGCGACATGGCGAGCTCAGGACATCCGATAGACGAGGTGAGCCTGAAGGAGCACATGGACCGCCGGGGCAAGTGGTCGAAGCAGGTGTGGCTGATGGTTGCCTCGTTGATGGACAAGGCTTCTGTGTCCACGTCGCTGCCGTATTACATGGACTTGGTCTTGGAGTACGCGACGAAGCGGAAGCTAGCGAACTACGGGATGGACATCTCCAGGGCAGCTCACAACGGAGAGCACGCTACGGAGACGCTGGTCACTGCGCGCACGGGGTTGCGCGACATTGAGGCTGAGTCGGGTCCTGTAGAGGGCGTTGAGATGAGGGCTGGTCTGAAGGACGCCTTGGACTACACGGCTGACGTGATGGAGGGGAGGATCGAGAACGTGTTTGTGCCCACAGGGCTGCGGCCTTTGGACGAGTTTCTGGGTGGTGGCCTGAAGGCGGGGCACATGGTGGTGATCAACACAGCCAGTGGACACGGCAAGACCGCCTTCGCGGTGGGCAACCTGGCGCTCTCGGCGGCGAAGGCTGGTGTGCGCACTGCGGTGTTCAGCCTCGAGATGACTCCGAGGCGCGTGTTCCACCGGATGTTGGCTGCTGACTCTGGTGTTCCGGTGATGGCGCAGACGAGGGAGGGGCTTGATCCCTTGGACTACTCGAAGATGACCTACTCTGCCGACCGTCTATGCACGCTCCCGCTGGAGGTGTACGGAACGAAGTACAACACCGCAGAGGGCATTCGGGGTATCTGCGAGCAGCTCAACGACCGGTACGGCTCGATTGGGCTGGTCATCGTTGACTACCTTCAGCTACTGAGGAGCCCCAACCCTGAGTTGGGCTCCAGTGACCACGGGGCTATCAGCGAGAACATGACGGCCTTTAGAGAGCTGTCGAACGAGCTGGAGTGCGTGTGCGCGCTTCTGAGCCAGCCCACCGTCAGCCAGCGGCGCTCTGCTAGCCCGCCGACTGACGCGGACACCAAGGGGGGTGGGTCGATTAGTGAGGCCGCCGACTTGATCCTCACACCCTGGATGCCAGCCAAGGTCGATGAGGAGCTCCACGACTCCATATCGCCAGGAGAGATGCTGCCCGCCGAGATGTACATCCGAAAGAACCGAGACGGAAGGACCGGCTCGATCCCCAAAGAGCGTATCGGCTTTGACCGAGCGCGCATGATTTTCAAGGAGGTGTAGATGTGGATCCACATACCCAAAGAGTGCTTTCCCTATGCACCGGCTACGGAGGACTTGAGCTTGCCCTCAGAATGGCAGGAGTTGCCACCAGACCTGTCGCTTACGTCGAAAGGGAAGCCTATCCTGCTGCGAACCTTGCGGCTCTTATGGAACAAGGGCTCCTACCTGCGGCTCCTGTGTGGGATGACGTGGCCACGTTCGAGGGCCGCAGTTGGCGTGGCTTGGTGGAAGTCGTCACTGCGGGCTTTCCCTGCCAACCCTTCTCCACCGCAGGAAAGCACCAGCACCTCGAAGACGAGCGATGGCTCTGGCCCGACATTGAGCGGATTCTACGCGACGTGGAGCCCAGAGCAGTCTTTCTGGAGAACGTCCCAGGGCTCACTCTTCGAGGACTGGGACCAGTGCTTGGAACGCTTTCCGAACTGGGGCTCGATGCGGAGTGGGCGGTTATACGTGCGAGCGACCCAGGTGTCGGCGCACCACACGTCAGAGCCAGAGTGTTCATCCTCGCAGCTCAACCAGAGTACAGACACTCGGCTCTGGCCAACGCCATCAGCGAGAGACCACAGATCGACATGCGCGTCCGAGAAGACGCACGAGAGGAACGCCAGGCCACTGTCGGAGGTGGTTGGCCTCCACTGCCAGAAGACTATGACGCCTGGAGAGACTGGGTTGATGCCGGTGGTCCTCAACCCGGAGTTTGTAGAGACTCTGCAGGGCTTGCCAACAGGGTGGAGCGCTGCCGCATGCTCGGAAACGGAGTCGTCCCGCAGCAAGCCGCCTACGCTTTTAGACTCCTCTGGGAGAGGTTAGGTCAATGAAGAAGCCATCGTATCGGTTGATCCAATGCCAGCTCGTAGACGTGGAAGACCTCATCAAAGAGTTCCACGCCTACGGAAGCACAGCCAACACATGCACGTATGCCTTCGCCGTGCTGGAGAGACAGCGACCAGTCGCCGCCTACCTGTGGATGCCGCCAGCGCCTGGCGCAGCCAAGTCTGTGTGCCGAGAGGCTCCGTTCGGGGTGCTCGCTCTGTCTAGGATGGTGGCGGTGCCGCGCAGCGAGCGAGAGCTGAACCACGTCTCAAAGCCCCTCAGGCGACAGATGAAGAGCCTGATTGATCGAACCAGATGGCCTGTTCTGGTCACGTACTCGGACGAGTCCCTGAACCACACGGGTCATGTTTACAAGTGCTCGGGGTGGCAAAAGAGCGTGAGGCGCGAGACCCCTGTCTTCAAAGACGCGGAAGGCAACAGGGTGTCTAGCTACAGCGCAGGCTCCCACACCTATGACGCCAAGCAGCGTGATGGGTCTGCTTGGATCCAACGGTGGGAGCACTGGGCCTGCGAGCGCGGGCGCGCTTTAGATCACATGTCCACTGCTGGCTGGGAGAGAAGGCCCACCGGCAAGCTGTGGACCAACGGGAAGCCAGAGCACGTATGGGTCAACGATCCACAGATGGAGCTGTTCGGATGAAGCACTACATGGGAATCGACCCTGGATACTCCGGGGCCATCGCCGTCATCAACGAAGAGGGGAAGCTCGTTGGCCTCCAGCGGCTCAAGGACACCGAGCACGACATCGCGAACTTTATGATGGGCAGACAGCTCACTGTTGAGCTCGCAATACTGGAAAAGGTGTCGTCCATGCCTCGCCAAGGCGTGGCCTCCACCTTCAAGTTCGGGACCTCTTATGGGTTTTGTCGCGGCCTGCTTGTCTGTAACCGGATTCGCTTTGAGGCATCTACGCCGGGGACGTGGCAGCGGGCAATGGGGTGTTTGTCGAAGGGCGACAAGAACGTGACCAAGGCCGCAGCTCAGAGGCTGTTTCCGGGCGAAAGCGTGGTTCACGCGACCGCTGATGCTATGCTGCTCGCAGAATACGCGAGAAGGCTGGCAAAGCAGAGGTGAGCCATGATAGGAGACGCGGGCTGGGAGACGATGGCGATGGTGATCACCGTTGCTGCGTTGGCTGCTGGCTCGATCACAGAGATCGTCAAGAAGGCGGTCCAACAGGGCGTCATAGAGCGCACAGGAGCAAAACCATGGTGGCGTGGGACCATCTTACGGATCTCATCAGTCGCATCAGGAGCACTATTCGGGTGGCTTATGCTGCCTGGAGAGGGGATGCTCGGGTTAATCCTCGGGATTGGTAGCGGCTCGGTCACCTCTGAGGCCATTGGTTTCGCCAAGCGAATGCTGCGAAAGCGCAACGGGCACAAGCCGAAAGAGAGATCTGGCAACCGACTGACCAAGAAGACGGACTTTGTCACCAACGACGTGACAGAGTTCGAGAGACCGGCGATCACAGAGGAGGATCTCAAGCGATGAGCCACTATTCTGTCTACCTGCTGTGTACTGTCGCGCTGAGCTGGCTCCCCGAGTACCAGCGAACTGATGAGCGCCAAGAGACTTGCATGGAGCTTGGGACTCAGGCCCTGGTTGAGGGCGTTCCCCTCGACCTGGCGGTCGCTTTGGCGTTCACTGAGTCGAGGTTTTCGAGGACCGCTCGGTCGTCAGTGGGGGCCTCTGGCCCGTTTCAGGTGGTTCCGCGCTACCACTGCCCCAACGGGCAGCTTGAGGGATGCGACTTAATTACCGCAGGGTTGCACGCGATCAAGCGATACCGTAAAAGGTATAAGAGGTGGAGGGACGCCCTTTGCCATTGGAATAGCGGAAACCGTTGTTACCGTAAGAGTCGGTTGTTCGCACGCATTGTGCTGCGAAGGAAGCGATTGCTCACTCGATCACTGGGAGATCAGCATGCCCACCAAGAAGGCTACTGCCAAGAAGGCTCCAGCGAAGAAGGCTCCAGAGGCGAAGGCCCCGGAGAAGAAGGTGTCGGGGCGACCGCCAAAGCTCGGTGAGGTCACCGAGATGGATCTGGGAGCTCCTCTGGCCGCGTCTGTTCGTAAGGCCGCAGATGCCTACGGAGTGGACACCGGGGTGATCGTTCGGGCCATGGTCAAGAAGTCCGCGAGCGAGCTGGCGCGACTCGGCCCTATCGGCACCCGGATGGCTCTTAGGAAGTTCATGTAATGCCCAAGATCGTATGGGAAGAAGTAGATCTCGAGGATGGCGACAAGGGCCTCATCGTCACTGATGACGCCAACGCCGGCCACACCGTGGCTGAAGGATGTATCGGTGAGATCATCAACGAAGCCTTTGGGGCCATTGAGGTTCTTGTTGAGGCTGTCCAGGCAAAAAAGCCCGAGCCCGAACTCAGGAAACTCGCAGAAGCCTCGTACCACCTCCTCCGCAGCGAGCTTGAAACGCGCCTCGACATCCTCGACGGATTCCCACGGCGCGATCTGCGCCCCAAGCACCGCGACTGCAGGGTCATCCTGACGCGCGCCTCCAAGGTCTTCGCCAGAAACAGCCCACTGCTAGAAGACCGGGAGTTTGACGTTAATCAGTACGCCAATGACGCGGTGAACTTCATCAAGGCGCTGCACCTGTGCCTCAAGGAGGACACAACCAAGGCGTTCCGCGAGTCGGTGCGCAGGGGGTATCTCAATGTCGCGACTCACCTTTAGCGACAAGCTAGCCGACAAGATCGTCGAGGCCTTGAAGAAAGGCCACACCAAGACCAACATCGCGAAGATGCTTGGGCTTCATGGTGACACGATCCGCAAGTGGCAGTCGAAAGATCGCTCTGGTGACGAGCGCTACGCTGGGTTCGACCTGAGGGTGAAGGCTGCAGAGGAGGCTGCCCAGGGGCACCTGATCGACTGCATCACAGCTCACGGCGAGGACGACTGGCGAGCTGCTGCTTGGATCTTGGAGCGCAGGTGGGATGACTTCAAGCTTCGCGCCAAGACCTCGAAGGAAGCCCAGAAAGAACTGGACGACCTGGCGATTGTGAAAGCCAAGGCAGAGGTGGTGTACACCGAGGCCAAGACCAAGGCTCTCAACCGGGGCTCATTGAGCCCGGAGCAGATCCTTGAGCTTCTCAACCGCGCCCGTGAGCAGGGTCAGAAAGAGGGCGCTGAAGACGCGGTCCACTGATGGCAAACGCCACAGACCACAACAAGGTCAACGAAGAGCTGTCAGCGGAAGTGGCGCGGTGCGCGCGCGACTTCCACTATTTCTGCAAGACCTATCTGCGGATCGTGGACAAGAAAGGCCGGCTAATTCCGCTGGAGCTCAACACGGCGCAGGTTCGGTTTCTTGAGGAGCTGGAGCGCAATCCCTGGATTTACGTTCTTAAGGCGCGACAGCTTGGGATCACAACAGGCCTCGCTGCTTACAACTTCTGGAAAGCGCACTCGACGCCTAACCATCGCGTGGCCGTCCTGGCTCACAGGACCGAGTCAGCAGAAGAGATCTTCGAGATCTACTCCCGCTTCTACAAGAACCTCCCAGACTTCCTGACATGGCCCACTGACAGGGCCAATGTCAGGGAGCTGAAGTTCTTCCATGGCGGCATGGTCAAAGTGGCGACAGCCAACTCGGAGATCCGAGGAACCACCTATCACACCATTCACTGCTCAGAGTTCGCCTTCTGGACCGACATCGAGAAGACCGTTAAAGGTGCGTTTCAGACAGCAGGACCCAACGCTGACATTGTGCTGGAGACCACGGCCAACGGCCTGAACCAGGCGCACGCCCTCTGGCACGGAGACGAGCACGGGTTCCACAAGGTGTTCTTCCCGTGGACCGAGGACGAGAAGTACAGATCGAAAGAGAAGCCATCCAAGGTCTACCCTAAGCTCAGGGAGCTCGCCAAAGAGCACGAGCTTGATAAGCAGCAGATCAACTGGGCGCAGAGCACCTTTGCCAGGAAGTGCCTGGGGAACTGGCACACGTTCCTCCAAGAGTACCCGCTCACGGCAGAGCAGGCCTTTATCACGTCTGGTGAGCGCTTCTTTGACTGCGTGTTCCCCCATGCCCAGGGAGGAGAAGGCCACAGGCTCTACCGAGATCACGAGAAGTACAGGGTCTATTCGCTAGGTGTAGACGTATCCTCAGGCACGCCGTCCGGTGACTACTCAGCCTTCTGCGTGCTCGACGTGACCGATAAGCAAAACCCAATGACCGTAAGCAGCTACTACGGCAGGCTCCCCCCGCACGCCTTTAGCGAGCTGGTGCTTCAAGAGGCTAAGAAGTACAACGCCTTGGTGGTAGTGGAGTCCAACTCCTACGGGCTCGCGGTTCTTGAGTATCTTGTTGGCAAAGAGTACGGCTTCATCTTTAGGCGCAACGTGTACGACAAGATCGGCGCGCGCTGGGTCGAGAAGATGGGGTTCCACACAACCACATCTACTCGGCCCGTGATGCTGTCCAGGCTGCTCGAGTACGTGACAAAGAAGTGGCTCGTGCTTGAAGACGAACGGATGAAGACCGAGGTCAACAGCTTCGTCTATGATGACAAAGGCAAGCCCGTTGCTGCCAACGGAAAGCACGACGACATGATCTTCGCCCATGGCCTGGCGTTGATGGGGCTCGATCAGATCGAGTACGTCAAAGAAGAGGTACAGGGAGATCGCCCCAACAACCTCAGAGACATGCTCAAGTGGGAGCATGCCACGGGAAAGGTGTGGAAAAATGAGACCGGAGATTCTCATTTTGAGATGTATGGTGTAGCTTCTTCACAATCCTCGCCGCTTGACTCGGCGTTGAACAACTCGCCCAAGCGGCGTTAAACGGAGTGTAATCATGGGTTTGCTTGACGCTGATGCGATAGAGAGAATGGGTCCCGCGCTGGAACAGGCACTTGGTGGAGCACCACCGGAGCCCTCTGCGCCTCCCACTCCTGCGCCTCAGATTGAGACAGCCCCTGAGCCTTCGTCCCCTGCGCAGGACGTTAATCTGAGCGCGAATGAGGAGCCTCCCGCCACAGCTCCAGAGCCTTCCGTCGAGGTTCCGAGCGGTGACGAGAGTGGACACAACGTGCCCTACGGCAGGTTCAAGCAAGTCTTGGAAGCTCGTAATAGCCATCGTGACGAGGTGGCTGCCTTGCGTTCCCAGCTTAAGGACCTCGAATCCCAGCAGGCATCGTATCTGCAGCAGCAGATCGCTCAGTCCAAGCAACAAGCTCCGGTGCAGAGCCAAGATGAGTACGGCTGGCTTGACGAGCTCGCTGGTGAAACCGCTGACGCTGCGGCGTCTCAGGTAGATCCACGAGTCGCCACGCTTGCCCAGCAAGTCGAGGCTCAGGGCGTTGCGCTGCATAAGATGCAGTTGCAGCGCGAGATGAACTCGGCCCTTGAGAAGTTTCCTGGCGTCGATCGCCGGCAAGTTCTCCAGGGTGTCGTTCAGAATCCGCAGGCTTCCGTCATGGAGATCGCGGAGCAGGTGTCTACCTACGTTGCGTCTGTCGAGGAGCGCGCCATTGCGCGGTATCTCAAAGACAACCCACAGCTCGCTGACGCCCTGAAGGCCGAGGCGACCGCTGCGCAGGAAGCGTCTACTCCCAACGCTCCACCTCGTCCACCCAAGGGGTCTGGCAAGGTGCCGTCCATTTGGGCTAACGACGAGCGGCCCAAGTCTGTAGAGGAGGGTTCCGCGCTGTTGCGGGAGTTCCTCACCAAGCACAATCCATTCGCATAAAGGAGAAACGTCATGGGAGCCGAACTCGGTACTTATACCGACTGGTCCAACGTGCCGTCAGATGGCCTGGCGCACATTTTGAAGGAATTTTATTTGGGGCCCGTCCGCGAGCAGCTCAATCAGGAAGTGATGGCGCTGCAGCTGTTCCAGAAGGCAACGGTGGACTGGAACGGTCGTCTCGCTTACATCCCGATTCACGTCGGCAGGAACACCTCCGTGGAGTTCCTGGGTGAGGGAGCGCAGTTCACGGACCCCGATGGTTCCGTGGGCAGCCAGTCCTACAGCCACCTCGTGGTGCGCGCGCACTTCCTCTACGGCCACTTCGAGATCACGGGTCCCGCCGTGGCCTCCGCGAAGTCGGGCGGCAAGGGTGCGTTCATTAGCTGGATGGAGTCCGAGATGAACCGTCTCGTGGACGACGTCAAGAACACCGCTGATCAGAACCTGATCTCCGGTGGCTCCTGCGTCGGCTACCTCTCCCAGAACCAGAACGGCGCAGCGCCCGCTAACTGGATCTTCGACGGTGACTACGGGAAGCTCAGCACGGCCATGACCGCTGGTATGACCATCGTTCAGGTTCGTCGCCAGGATTCGCCTGGGTTCCAGTCGGATGGTACGACTGCGCAGAACACCCGCTACCTTGCGGTCTGCGACACGACGACCATCAACTCGGTCGATGAGACGGCTGGCACCATTGCCCTGAACGCTCTGCGTACTGATCAGGACAATGGCGGCGCTCCGGGCAGCGCAACCACCGCTGGCTTTGGGTTCCCGGTGTACCTCACCGACACGGGCTTTGCGGCGCTCGCGGCCTCCAACGATCAGCCGAGGGGTGTCTTCGCCAACCTTAGTGAGCCCGATGTGTTCGGTGTCTCCAAGGAGGGCACCGACATCGACGCTAACGGTCTCCCCGTGATGCAGCCTCTGGTCCTGACGTGCGATCCAGCCTCTGCGGCACGAGCGGATCTGACCGCAGAGCGGATGCAACAGGTGATCGACGAGCTCTCTGTCCTTTCGGGCAAGGAGCCGGACATCATTCTGTGTCACCCGACTGTGCGCGCTCAGTACGTCGCCATGATGACCGGCACTGCGTCTCTCGTCACCGAGACTCGCGGCAAGGCCACTGACGGCGACGTGGGCTTCCTCAACCTGAGCTATCAGAACATCCCCCTCAAGTACGCGCGCCATGCGCCGCGTGGGGCGATGCTGTTCCTCCACACCAAGTCGTGGAAGATCGCTGAGCTTAAGGCGGGAGGATTCGCGGATCTGGATGGAACCACCATCCTTCGCGAGACGCGGCGTGACCGCTGGCGCGGCTTCTGGTGCTGGTACTACAACCTCGTTTGTACCCAGCCCAACGCCAACGCCGTCCTTACGGGTATCAACATCACGTAGGGAGTTGACATGACAGACGCTCTCATCATTCTCAACTTGATGCTGGGGGCGTCTGTCCTTGTCTTGCTCAACGGGCTCTTGTTGGTTCGTATCCGGCGAGAGCGCGTTGAGCTTGCTCAGTTTGAGGACATTCCTCACACTGACGCGCAACCGCTTGAGGAGCTTCTTTACGGCAGAGGGGAGTGAGCATGGTCACGCAGATGCCGCCCATGTACGGCCAACAGTCCATGGCTAACAGGTACGCGCCTACAATGCCCTGGAACTACGGGTACGGAGTCGGTGGTGGGGTGCCCATGCAGCAGCCAGCTGATAGGCTGGCGGTCCTCCCGCCTGGCCTTCCGCCTGGAGGGGGAAGGTTTCAGCTTTCGCAGGGAGCTCCCGCTGGTGATCCGACCGGCACGACTGCTGTCGTTGACCAGGGTCGAGACGCGCTTCTGGAGCGCGCTGCTCAGATCAGGCAAGACGAGCAAAACCGGAGGATTGCGAAAGAGCGGGAAAAAGCTCAGAACGTCAACGAGTGGCAGGCTGCCGGGTCCGCTATTGGAGGCCTCACCGGCACAGCTCTGAGCTTCATCCCACCGCTCGCGCCCTTCGCCCCTGCGCTCGTTGCGGGAGGCGCAGCGCTTGGCAGCCAAGTTGGCCGAGTTGGCGCGGGTGGAGATCTCGGTTTCGGGACCGTGATGCCGGCTGTGACGAGCACCGCAAGCACTCTTCCCCAAGTGAGCCGTGACTACAGGGAGCACCAGAGGAGGGCTGCGGTTGACAGGTACGTGGCGAGCATGCCCCCAGAGCAATATGGGGCTTATGTCCAGATGCCCCCGACTGTTGCCGGTCAGTTCAACCAGGGTAACTTCAAGATGTTTGAAGAGGTATGGCTGCCCATGTACAACGAGTACTACCAGTCCGCACCTGGGGCTGCGACAGGTGACCTTGGCACTCCCCCCCCGATGGACAGCGTGCCGTCATGAGGGAGTTCCCACATAACGTCAACGGCATCCTGATGACCTCTCAGGAGGACAAGAGCACGGAAGAGCGCTTGTGGGACCTGAGCCTTCTGTTCCTTGAAGGGCGACAGTGGCTCAATTTTGACGACCGGATTGGCCAGTACGCTCCTGTTGTCCCTCCCCGCAATGACGGACTGTTCCGGGTCACGGTCAACCTGTTGCTGAACACCTACCGGAACGTGTTGGCTCGTCTGGCCATGGCCTACCCATCCACGGCAGTTGTTCCCGCCTCTCCTGCTTATGACGACATCATCAAGGCTCAGACCTCTGAGATGACGCTCAAGTATTTCTGGCAGGCTGAGAAGGTGAAGGTGACGCTCACTAAGATGCTGGAGTGGATTCTGACCACAGGCACCGCAGCTCTGCACACCTACTACGATCCCGGCACCAAGACGGTAAAGCTTGAGACGTTTGGTGCCTACGACATCTTCTTTGAGGGCGGTGTCTTGGAGCCTGAGAAGTCTCAGTTCATTGCGCTGAGAAGCTTCTTCCCCCGCGAAGAACTCAAGAAAGCGTATCCTGATCACGCTGAAGAGATCGCCGTTGCGGTTGCTGCCTCGCCAGGCGATGAGGAGATTAGGCAGCCCAACACCGCTGGCGAGTTCCCTCCTGATCGGATCGAGACGTTTGAGATCTACTGGAGAGATGGACGCCACGCCATCGTGATGGGGAACACCTATCTCTACAAGGAGATGTTCCCCGTCGGCGCGTTCCCTGTGAACATTGTCCGCTACTCTGTGATCCCACGGCGGCTGTGGGGCTTGAGCTTGCTGGCCCCTCTGCTGGACTTGCAGACGCTGTACAACAAGGCGCGGACGCAGGTGGTTCACAACATCGAGATGATGTCTAACCCCAAGTGGGTGGTGCCTAAGACCGCTGGTATTGCGGCAAGCGCCATCACCAACCGGGTTGGGGAGAAGATCTACTACAACCCCTCGGGCGGGAAGCCTGAGCAGATCACCGGAGCTGCCATCCCCAGCCACGTCATTGACAACATCACCCGCATCCAGAGCGAGATGGGCGACGTGGCTGGCTTGCACTCTGTGACCCTTGGTAAGCGCGCAGTGGGCGTGACCTCCGGCAAGGCCATGGAGACCCTGGCCTCCTACGACACGAGCCAGTTGCAAGGGACGCAGAACGACATTGAGGCCTCCGTCGCCTCTATGGCCAAGACAGCGCTCATGCTGATGAAGCACTACTACACTGAGGAGAAGATGATCAGGATGCTCGACCACACGGGTCGAGCAGCATTTAAGATCATCCAGGGGACCGACCTTTCGGAAGACCCTGAGGTCTTTATTGAAGCCGGCTCACTGTTCCGCCACGAGGCACAAGACCGAGACGCCAAGGTCATCGAGCTGATGCAGCTCGGGCTCCTCGACCCCAAGATCGCCATGGATGAGCTCAGCTTTAGGACGGGCAACTCGTTTGTCTCTGAGAAGGTGCGCGGCATGGCGCACGCTCGTGACATCCTTGAGAGCGTCAAGCTTGGTGCAGATCCTCAGATCTACAAGTCAGACGACCTCGAGGCATTCAGGAAGGTGTTCACAGAGTTCATGCAGTCCACTGAGTTCTATGGGCTGCCAGACGATACGCAGGATCACATCTCCAAGATCCTCGTCGCGATCAACACCGCGAACATGCCTCCCGGCGCGTATGAGATGGCTGCGCAAAGCCTCACCGTCTGGCCTCGCCCTGCCCCCTCTCCGCTCCAGGCGATGGGCCCACAACCCCCGCCTGGCCCTCCACAGCCATCTCCACAGGGGGTTCAGGCAATGGCACCGAGGCAGCAAGCCCCAGGAAGCCTTGCTGGAGCGGAGAGGGCGGGCACCAACCGCAATGAAGCTCTGATGTCTGCAGTGCGCGGAGGGGGTGCCCTGTGATTGTAAGTGAGATTACTAGCCTGTTTCGGCAGTACATCGACGAGCCCGACCAGACCTTCATCACTGACGCCATGGTCGCAACTATGCTGGCCCAGGCATACAGGGAGTTCCAGTGGACCGTCCTTCAGGTAGACGAAAGCATCTACACGACCAATGCAACGCTGTCCCTAGCGGGGGTGGCAAGCTACGACCTAGCAGACCCTGGCAACGCCCTGCGGGTATTCGGGGCGGATGCGAACCTTACGCAGCCGCGCATGTTGAAGCTCATCTCCCTTTGCACCACGAACAGCGACGGGACAACCAACAGCCCGATGACACCAGTGACGACTCGCGGGTCGTTGTTGGAGACATCTAACTCGTTCTTTCTGGACAACACGTTCCTGCGGTTCGGGAACTCGATGACAGTGGATCTCCAGCTCACGTATTTCCCAGAGCCTACTGCCACAGGCGCTGTCCCTGGCCCCGGCGCTGGGTATGTTGATTGGTCAACCGGGGCCTCGTTTGTAGACAACCTCTCGCTGTTCCATGACGTGATCGCGCTGTTGGCGGCCAAGCAGTACTTTATTCTCGACGGCGTGATCAACGAGCCGCTGCTGTTCCAGCTACAAGAGCGGAGCTCCGCCATGACCGAGTACCTCAACACGAGGAACTACAATGGGGCTCAGTACGTTTCCCAGGTGCGAACCTCTCACCAATTCACGTAGGGGTGGGCGATGGCTGTAGCGGGGCAAGAGGTTGAGCTTCTAGAGGGTGGCACCCATGTAGTCGAGCCGACCCGTGGAGCGTTTGCCCTCAACATGATCCACAGGCAAGGCGCGTGGCATGTTCGCAAGGGCTTTGGGCAGGTGACTCAGTTCACCACCCAGATGCCCATGAACGAGACAACTGACATTGCGAGGATCTCGTCTCGGATCTCAAGAGAGTGGGGCTACCAGAAGCATCTTGGCTCTCGGTTGATCACAACCTCTTCAGGCAATCAGCAGATCATCTCCGTGTTCTACTGCAAGAACAACACGGGGTCTGGGCCAGACAAGACGCAGCTCTTGCCGCTCTATTGCGTCAACATCTACGACGCGACAACGGATACCAGATGGGAAGAACCCATTTACGTCCACACATCGACGCAACAGGTCGAAGGGCAGGTCTCGAGTTCAAGAAGCCTTGGCCACGGGATGGAAGGGTGGTTCGGTCACTACGACACCAACCTTGAAGCTGACGCCCAGAAGTGGGTAGGGGCCGACCAAGACGACTACTTCTACTTCCAAGAGTACAGCTACCGTGGCGACACGGACGTTCTGTTCTTTGGGTCCAAGCGCACTGGGCTCATGTACTACGTGCCGGGGACATTTCCGCAGAAGCCCCGGTTTAGGTTCATTGACTCTGAGTACAGGAACGACTGGGCGCGCCCATACGGCGAGTCCTCCCTGGTTCAGCAGGCTACGATCAAGGTCCCGCGCACAGAGGTTGGCGAGTCCGAGGCCTTCTTCAAGCAGGACGAAGTAGGCACCCCTGACGTAGTTTGCTCCATGGGCAGTCGCCTGGTCTATGCGGTTGGGCGCACTGTCTTCTTCAGCGAGTCTGGTGATCCCACCACTATTGGCACGGACAACTTCATCACGCTGCCGTCTGAAGGCGATGTGGTCGCAATGGCTGCGATCAACGGGCAGCTCGTAATGCTGACCTCTGACGAGACCTTTGTCTTTCAGCCGTCTGCAGGCGCGACCGTTTCTGGCGGGCGTCTTATGGCGATCTCCGACAACGTAGGCTGCGTTGGCCCCAACGCAATCGTGCGCGTCGAAGACATGCTCTTCTTCGTGGACAAGTCTGGGGTCTACACCTACTCGGGAGATCTACAGGTCCGCCTCTCAAGCGGACATGTGGATGCGTACTTCACCGACTACGTGTCGAACCCGCTGACGTCGTTCCTAGAGGAGTCTGGGTTCACGCCTCTCGATACCCAACAGCCGCACACAGCCCTGTACTTCAAAGACCCAGGCGTCAACTGCGTGTACTCTCCCGAGCTCAGGGCGCTCCTGATCACAGTTCCTGAGCAGAACCTCACCATATGCTTGGCCAACAGCATGTGGTCGTTCTGGAGCTACACCTCCAGTGTCTACTACGCGACAGCAACTGGCGGTGGCGGCGGGTCTGCAACGAACTCCTACCCAGGCATTGTCCAGAACGCTGACAACCCGGATGGGTTCGTAACGAATCCGTGGCTCGTGTCAGGGCAGCGTGACCTCTTTCTGGTTGGAATGGCTGATAAGCAGAAGCTGTCCGACCAAGCCCAGTGGAAGCCAGCGGCAGATGTTGTCGATGTTGATGACGATGTGCAGTCCTTCTCTGCGTACATCCTTCGCTATGGAAGGGGTGGCGGCATTGACAGGTCTATTCGCAACGAAGACGACCGCTTTATTGCCGGGAAGTACACGGTTGCCTCTGATGGTCACGCTCCGTATGCCAACGGAGCTACATGGTACGTCGATCCCTGGATACCAATGCCAAAAGGATACGTGTTCCCTAATGGATACACGGTCACGGAAAACGACAACGTGTGGCTTCTTCCGGTCTCTCTTGTGCCCCCCCAGGCGCTGCTAGATTCAGGCCCTACCGAGTTTTACATAGAGCAGTTTGCTCTCTGGTTCCGCTTTGATCCAACCAAGTGGCAGCCAGTGGTGCAAAACGCCGACCAGACTCTTAGCACCTATGTAGACTTCCTGCTTCCGTCAGAGCGGATGGCGAGCTGGAAGGGGTACTACACAGGACACGGCCCCAACACCATGGGGACTGACGAGCGGGTTCAGATAGTAAACTCTACAGCCACCGGCACTCCAATATACACTGGAGACACTGTGCGCATTGAGTGGAAGGGCACCGGGGCGGGCCACTCTGGAATGGACTGGTATCACTACCCGTACATGAACATCGCACCCAGGCGAAAGTCCACGGTCATCTACATACCCATGCGCGCCAACACGGGCTCATACAAGGTCAGCGGCATGGGCCTGGTCGCAGACCGATCTGTCCATGGGCCGGCCCAACTCCCGTGGATGAAGAACAGCAACGGCGGGTCTGGGATTGCCTACTCACAAGACAACGGATTCATCCCCTGGGAGCAGTGGACAACTACGGACAAGCGAAAGCACGACAACGTAGCCCAGCCTGTTGACTGGGCCTACAAGTCTCAGATGGTCGGCAGTGGAGAGCAGGGCATGAAAGCGCGAGGCCTCTTCTCCCGGTTCCTGTCACGCGGGCCGGCCACTGTGGCCAACTACCTCGTGCCCAACTGGGTGTATGGCCTGTTCAACGTGTCCGTCGCCTCAGAGCAGAAAGGCTGGACCATGCAGGTGGTAGACACCACCGCCAGCTCTGCAGATAGCCCTGCGTGGGAAGAGTCCCGCTCTGAGCAGACGATCCGCACGCGAGTGAAGGACGCTGCCGCCGGCCTCATCAAGAAGACCTTTGGCACCGCTGGGATGAAGTACGGAAGCAGCGACTTGGATAACAAGACGCAAGGCACGTACCTAGTGGACGACCCCAACCCAGAGGCCATGTCAACGTCGCTCTCAGTGAAGGGGCGCACGTTCACCTACATGGTCTTTGGCTTCATTCAGGAGCGCGGGCAGGGGCTTGTGTTTGAGTCTATCAAGGCCTTAATTCGCACTGCCGGCTTGGGCGGTCGCCGCAGAAGGGGCAGGTAATGGGGCGTGTCTTTGAGATACCCCAGCAAGAGGGGTTCACAAAGGTTGAGATGTTCAACCAGCAGGTGCGCGATGACGTAGCCAACGTCGTGGCAGCGGTGGGCATTGATGGACCAGCCCCGGCTCGAATAGAGGAGCCTGCGCCCACGAACAACGCCATAACGCTTCCTGCCGGAAGGAACTTTGGGTGCAGGATTGGAGTGGCAGACACGACCGTCAGAGCGCTGTCCGCTGGGTGCTACATGACCAGAAAGGCCATCATTGAAGCAGATGCTGTGTTTGACGGGATCCACTTTACGTCATCGGCTGACAACACTGATGAGCTCATTAACATCCGTGGCACATCGGTCGCTGTCTTCAGGAACTGCACCTTTGAGAAGGTTGCGTCCGACAAGACTACGTTTGTCAGCGTCGTGGCTGGGGCTAAGGCGATCTTCGTTGGCTGCGTGTTCAAAGGGGACCCATCTGTAGCCGGAAACCTCTTTGACCACTCTGGAGCTGCGGGCAATATTCAGATCGTGGGTTGCTACAACAAGACCACCCACGCATACGGCACAGCCACCGTTACAGCGAGCATCTGATGGCACAGACCAAACACACGCGCATCATCACCGATGAGCAGTTCTCTGAGTCCACAACGGTGGACGGCACCCGTATTGATCGAGCGCTTGAAGACACCGTCTCGTTCTTCAATTCAATGCCCCCGTCTGCCATCAAGACTCGGTTCATACCGCAAGATAGGGTGTGGGGGTGGATGCCTGAGCCGTCAGTTCACGCTGTGACGTTCGATCTGGTGATCACAAGTGGCGGGACGGGGTACTTGACTGCCACAGGAGACACGCCCACCAGCGCAAGCATCGCTGGCACCAACATGACGGTGGACCTCGCAACCACCGCTGGTGTTGTGACAGGCGCAACCATCAACAACACCGGAACGGGGTACGTGCCTGGCGAAGTCATTACGCCCACAAGGTATGTGGCGGCTATCACAGCCCCTGGTGCCACCTATTTTGATGCGACTGACGTGGCAGCGACTGGTGGTGCAGGTACTGGGATGAAGCTAGACATCACTGCTGATGGTGGCGGCGCGATCATCGGCGTTAAGATCAGAGACTGCGGAAGCGGCTACAACACTGGCGACATCCTGGGTGTTCCGGGTGGTGCTGGACAAGTGACAATCACCATCAGCGCAGGCGACTGCTCCCTGACCTTGATGCCAAAGTACCGCCATCATTGGCCGTGGGTAGGGACCTGGAACCGCGAAGGGCGAGTGGCCACAGGGTCGTCTGTCCCTTCGTCATTCCTCAACGACTTCCGCATCAAGGGCACTCTGACCTCTGGCATTATCAACCAGATGCCAGACGCGGGGACAGCATGGCCTCTTGGTGAGCAGTTCGCGTGGACAACCGAGCTGTTTGTGGGCAAGCCCGCTGTCTTTGACGCGCTGCAGTTGATGCTTTGCCAGGACCACAGGGACTCTGTTAACAAGCCTTTTGGCGAGCATGTTGGGTTCGGCAACTTTGAGTGGTCAGGGTCCGACAACAACGCTGGGGCCATTGCGGGCATGCCTGCCACGGACATGCAGTTAGTGGTGCAGGTTGCCGATACGTTCGACAGCAGGATCAGGGCGAAAGACTCTGCTGAGATTCAGCGGCACACATTCATGATCAAGATGGACTCCTTCTCGTGGCACAAGCAGGAGGATCTTCCGACTGATGGGCCTGGGTGGGTCGATATGGCCCCAACCCTGTATCCTGGTGGCGCTATCAGGGGGGCGGTCGTGCAGTTGAACGAACTCAACATCCCCATTCACCAGAACGCCATCGTCAGGGTCTCGATTGTGATCCCAAGGTACAAGCTTGAGACATGGCCAAGCAATGGGCCGTCATGGTGGGGCAGGGAGCCCTGGGGCAACACCTACTACACTATGAGCGCGACGATGCTTGAGGAGGTTGAGTAGTGCCTAAGTTCGACCGAAAGAGGCTGTCTCGCGGAACTAAGCTTGTTCCGTCTCAGTTGACAGACCCTCTATCAAGCGCAGCCGCCACAGGCATTGCCAAGAACATCAACACGGCAGGTCTTGACAACGACAACGTGGAGAGGAAGTGGGGCTCCTTTAGGGTCAACCTGTCTGTTCCTTACATCGAGGGTAGGTTCCAAGAGGTCGGTGACGTGTTCGCTGGTAATGGCAACGTATCAAAGCCGTTCTCCATCCCGTTCATGCTTCCCCCGCTACAGGACTTCTTCTTCTATGACACCTTTGAGGACCGGCGGTATCCAAACGTAACCACCAACCCTCCCCCGGCGGTGGTGCTGGACGAGGTGTCGATCTCTGTAGATCAGCGCGCAGAGCCAACGGCGCTGGCTAGCCAGTTCCTTGGAGCTCCTTACGGCAACAGCTCAGAGATGGGCCGGATGGACTTCACCAACTGGGACGCGATGACAATGCGCGTCTCCATCCTGTCGAAGAACATTCACTTCCTAGACATCACAACCCCGTACAACCCCAACACCATCTGGACCGTTGAGGCCGCCTACAACCAATGGGCGGCTCAAGGCCCGTTCGTCGTCAAGGACATAGCCAAGGCGGTTGATCCCTGGAAGACGCTGACGCTCACTATTGAGTTTCCTGACCTGGCGGCGAAAGACGTTGCTGTCGCGAACATCAACGTGGACCTCAAGTTCAAGCACGAGCTTGTAGAGCGCGGCACCTCTGCTGCTCCCCCTCAGGTTCAGAACAGCCCGCCGCTCGCTGACGACAGGCAGACGCGAGAGTCCAAGGCTCAGGACGTTGTGACCGTTGTCACTCCTGCTACGGACTCGTTGATCCAGGCCAACGACGCCGTGAGCAACGACGGCATATCCGATAACCTTGGTGTGATCGACGAAGCTGTGGCGGCAAAGTTCAAGGGTGGCATTGACAAGTATGGAGAGGTAGGTCCCGTTGAGGAACTCAAGAACGACGCGGGCTACTTCGTCATGGCTGTCCCCCTGTTCTCCAACAGGAGAAACGGGGGGATCAGCCCATACGATGTAGAGAACGAGCCATACGTGGGCCCAGGCGCACAGTCCGCCCTGTGGGACAGGCGCATCATTCCGATCACCTACCCCATGGAGATCCACCACGTCATCCTCGCGTACAACTGGCAGGGCTGGATCAGCTATCCACAGCAATGGGGAGGCGGCACCAACAACCAGCTCAAGGTGCCGCAGACCACCATGTTTGCCGTAGACGTGGGTGTTGGTATTGCGACCGGCCTCAAGGGGGACGACTTCCAGTACGAGCAGGTTGCCGACCTGAGCGTGCGTCAGCCAAACTTGCAGGCTGGCACCTGGGGCATGGGCCTCATTGATTTGGTCAAGACCGCTAGCTTCAGCGCCTACGGCAGGTTTGGCGTCAGCTCTGGCTATGTGGGGTGGGACTGGGATTTGCTAGACGTGCCAATCGTCGGCAACCAGGGCAGGGGGTTTTCCACACAAGGGGAGCCCTACTACGCAGGCAGGTCTTGGACGCCAACCGCTATCGATCAAGCTGGCGCAACGGTGCGCACCAACGTTGTGCAGGGAGATGCGTCCGAGCGAGCCCCTCGCACCAACGGGCAAGAGGAGTGGCTCGAGGTCCGCATGAGGATCTCCGACAACCTTGTTGGCGGGGCGACCTCTGCGGCAGTAACGGTTCCCGGCTCCGGCTACTCATATAACACCTCAAACCCCACAACCGGCGGAAGCGGAAGCGGGCTCACTCTTGTCGTTCAAGAGGTTGCTGGCGCGATCACAATGGTGACGGTCAACGACCCAGGCACCGGCTATACCGATGGTGACATTGTTGCGGTTACTGGTGGCGATGGGGCAGGCAGGGTCACCATCGGAGTGGCGAGCGGCCTCGAGCTCACTGACGACGCATCAGGCGCGTTTACAGGGGGAGCCCAGTCGGCTGATACTTTCATCTCGGGGTATCAGGGCCATTGGGTGTACATTATTGGAAAGAAGTTTCTGACCTAGTCAGGGGGAAGGCATGGCGTCTGAGATAAAATCAAGCCCAGTTACGGCGAAATATGGAGACAAGTCGTCGCTTCTCGCGTCTTTGAGCCCGCTCACTCAAGAGGTTCAACAGCGCGAAGAGATGAAGGCTGCCAATGAAGCTCTCATCTCGGCTGCGAAGAAGGACCAGGCGAGAAGGGAGGGCATTCTCCAGCAGGCTCAGACCGCAGGCAGGCGTCAGGCTGCGGAAGGAATGCTGCAGGCTACGAGAGGCATGGAGGTGGGAACGGGTGCCACTGCTGCCATGGGGCGGCAGGCTGCGGCAGACACTCTGATGCAGGAGCAGCAGATGGCGGCGGCCAGGGCGGCAGAGTCGCCTGAGTTTGACATGGCGCAACTCCAGGCAGATGTCCTCGCAAAGACGCAGGCCATGGGCACATCTATGACAGACCGCGTCGGCAAGATGACCTCCTACGCAGAGATCATCAACTCCTACGAGAAGGGCGCTGCGCGCGATGAGGCGATCAAGGCTCTCCTGTCCCTGGAGGCGGGGCAGGCAAGCCCAGACTGGTGGGTGATTGAACAGCTTAACCAGCAGCTCAGTCGCCCAATGGCAGAGTACTCCGTGCCTGATGTTGCGAGCCCGATGGGCGAGTGGTATCTGGACGAAGAATCTGGCAAGTGGCTCAAGAAAGATCCTTATGGTTCTGGCCAAATATATACTGGAGAAGGGACCCCTGAGGGGGCTATGCCCGCAGGCCAGACGAGTCAATGGATCCATGTTGGCAACGGGTGGTGGCAGCGGACGACGTTGGATGAGTCCGGCTACCCATCCACAGATAGCGTATACAGCCCAGGCGGGCCTCCGAGCGCATGAGGGGTATAGATGGCACGCATTAGACCAGGGACAATGCCTGTGCGCCTTCCGGGCGTGGCTCAGGTCATTCAGCAGGTATCGCCTCAAAGGTGGACGCCCAATCAGGTTGAAGTCATGCAGGAGGCGGAGCGGATCCGCAAACGCCAAGAGGCGGGCGAGTCCGTTGACCCCCGTGACATCATGGCGTGGGCGCAGCTCGCGCAGTTTGTCCTGAAGGACGACACCCTTGTTGGTGGCTTGGTCAACATGTTGAGCCGGAAGTCCAGGGAGTCTGCCGCCAAGGAGCGCGATGAGCGGCGTGCTGCTATGGCGCGGGAAGAGTCTGCTGCCCAGGACATGCGGGATATGCAGGCCAGGGGCGAGTGGCCCATGGCAGTTCCAAACCTGCAGCAGCAGCATGATGAATCAATTCAGGAACTAGAAGCCAGAGGCATTGCTCCTCCACCTATGCCAGAGGCTCCCGTTGCGCAGGAGCAGATCACCGAGACGGTTGCCGAGACCCCTGCCCCCGCGCAACCCGCTCCAGACCAGCCAATCACTCGGCAGCAGGTCTACCAAGATCTGCTCAGGGAGGAGTCAGAGCAGCGCAAGTCAGAGCTCGCAAACATCGAGAAGGTGGTGCGCGAGCGTGAGCTTACGGTGTCTGACCTGTACGGATTGGCCGCCACAGCCAAGAGCCCTGAGGTGGTGCGCACCCTGATGGCGATGGTGCCCAAGGTTGTGGAGCAGGACCCCGCATATGCGCCGCGTAGCTTGGCAGAGCTTCTGTTCGGCGGCACTGACAAGACTCAGCAGATTAGCAAGGAACTCATCAGCCTGTGGGGCCAGTCGCAGAAGGCGCGGCGCGGCGACGACTACACCAGGCGAGTGGAGCGCATGACGAAGGCGGAAGAGCGCCTGCGGCGTTTGCCAAGCAGAGTGGAGGAGGCTCAAGCCGGTGCTGGGCTGAAGCGCGAGAAAACAACCGAGCTTAAAGAGAGGCGTCCCACGCGGATCGACCTCGACAAGGCTCGTGCCGAGAACCTGAGGGCAATGGCAGAGTGGCGAAGGACTCTCAGCACCAAAGAGAAGAGACGGTGGGAAAGGTGGCTCAAGCGCAAGCCCAAGACCCAAGGACTAAGCGCACAGGCGAAGGACGTGGTCGCCGCATACGCTCAGTGGCTTGATGCCGTCACGTCTGGCAAGCCAGCTCCAGCCGGACCCTACAGCGCGTTTGGTGTAAACGACATGGCGCGCGTGCATGAGAAGGTGACCTCGGTCGTCGTTCAGCCGCTTATTGGGCAGAAGCGCGTTCATGATGACGCTGTTGCTTTGATCAAGAACATGGAGGCGCGTGCGAAGAAGAAGGCTGCGGGAAGCGCTGGCGCTCAGACGGCAGAAGAGAAGCGCCTTTGGGACAAGATCAACTACTGGACG